NGGTGTGCAGGTGGAGCAAAAGACCGGTTACTGGACGACGTTTTGTGACGGTACCCGCGAAGGTTGCGAATGGAACGGCGCGGCTCATGCTAGTAGCAGTCAGAGAAGCGCACAGAGTAGGGCAGGCGGCCAAGTTCAAGACTTGCAGGATGATTACTGGCTCAATGTGAGTGGCTTTATCGGCACAGGCTTGCCATTTATAACTAATACAGTAGACAGCTACGCCATTTTGCCAGGCGGTGAACTGAACAGCATCAAGGTGCAATCGCGGATATTCACCTTACCCGGTACATTGAATGGCACGAGTACGACCAACTTGCACGCCAGACGCCAAGACTTGCTGAACGTGTTGAAGCCTGGCGCAGTGCCAGAGGATGAGGATGGGCCGCAACCAGTCATATTGCGCTACACCGGTGCGGCAGTACAGAAACAGATAGAGGCACATTATGAGAGCGGTTTAGAGACGTCCATTGAGGCTACGTTAGAATGTTGGGAGCGGGTAGCTATCCGCTTTCTGGCAGACGACCCGTATTGGTATGAAATCGGTGACAGTGCCGATGCACTAGACAGCAACGACGGCGCAACACTGCGCTACTTTATGGCGCGGTTGCGGGCCATAGGCCAATGGGATGACGCAAATGTGGGCGCTAACCCGACCGTTATGGGAATAGGCGGTGTCCATGTTATTGCTATAGCGCCAGACAAAACCATATATGTCGGTGGCGACTTTACCGGCTGGAATAATCAAGCTGGGCGTGATTATATTGCACGGTATGATCCACAAGCTGGCACATGGTCGACTGTTGGGCCTGGTGGTGCGGTCAATGGTGAGGTTTGGGATATAAAGTTTGCACCGAACGGCGATATGTACATCGGTGGTGCGTTTCTCAACGTTGGCGGCGGAGCGGGCGACTATGTGGCCTATTGGGATGGCGTGAACTGGAATCCGGTAGCGGCAGGCGGTACGGGAGCTGTTCAAGCTCTGACATTTGGTTTAGATGGTATATTGTACATCGGTGGTGGCTTTAATAACTGGAATGGCATACCTGCGGCTGACAATATTGTTTCCTGGAATGGTGCAGCCTATGCAGCTGTTGGCACAGGCACGAGTGCCGCCGTGTATTGTCTAGACACCGCGCCAAACGGCAACATTGTCGCCGGTGGCAACTTTGTCAACGCTGGCGGTGTTGCAGTCCACCAAATAGCCGAATGGAACGGCACAGCATGGTCAGCTTTGGGCAATGGGTTTAACATTAACGTGTTTGATGTAACTATTGCCCGTGATGGGACTATTTATGCTGGCGGCGACTTTACGACCGACTTTGGTGGCGGCACTACCCTTTCCCGTGTTGCTGAGTGGAACGGCACCACCTGGAATCCATTAAGTACAGGGCTAAATGGGATATGCTATGCTCTAGAAGCAGCGCCAAACGGCTTTTTGTTCGCCAGCGGCAATTTCTCCAGTGCTGGCGGAGTTGCAGTTATCGACGGGCAGGCAAAATGGAATGGTGCGTCATGGTCTCATCTGGACGTTGACCCATCTGGTGCCGCCCAAGGAAACAGGCGTTCTTTAGCGATAGGAGATGCTGATCCGGTGATACCGGACAACTTCGATCTATGGATTGGTATAACGACCACTGGTGCAAGCACATTCGCTGGTGATATGACAGTGGCAAACGATGGGACAGAGCGAGCGTTTCCAAAGTTTATTATCTCGCGCACCGGCGGCACGAGTGCGATTCTGAAGGAAATTCGCAACGAGACGATGGGCTTGGAACTGCTATTTGACTATGGCTTGCTGAATGGCGAGACGTTGACCATCGACTTGACGCCGACGAGCAAGAGCATCGTGTCCAATTTCTTCGGCTCGCGCATGGATGCAATATTGGCGAATAGTGATTTTGGCTCATTTGTCTTGCAACCGGGCAATAACCTGATCACCTGCTTCGTGGATACAGATGCGACAGTGACAGCATTCATTCAGTGGGATGATAAATACTGGAGCCAAGACTAGATGGCAGGCAGTTATGAAATCTGGCTGACAACCGATGCAGGGCTTAGATTGCAATCACTCGACATTGATTTGTGGCTAAACGCTACCCGTGTGGTAAACGGCATCGGTAGTTTTAGCATGGGTCTGCCGAGGACATTCGATACCAGGCTGATTCAGCCTGATAGAATGATTCAGGTTTGGCGAGCGCCACAAGGCGGGCGGCTCAGTCTATGGCGGCCATACTTTATTCGCAAATGGCGATACGAGACGGTGGGGGCACAAAGGATAATTACGTTAACCGGGCCGGACGCGAATGACTTGTTAAGGCGACGAATCGTAGCGGCCTACGCCGAGAGCACCCAGGCGGCAAAGACAGACTTTGCCGACGACATGATGAAGGAAATAGTGACCGAGGCGATAGCCGACGGCGTGGCACCCGTACCGGCAGCCGGTACGCGGGTATGGACTAATTTCACCATCCAGGCGGATGCAAGCGCGGGGCCGACACTGACCCGTGGATTCTCTTGGCAAAAGCTGAGCAGGTTGATAGTCGAGATAGCCAATGCGGCCAGAGAAGCTGGTACAGAAGTTTTCTTTGACATAGTAACCTCCAGTGTAGACGCATCGTCTATATCTTTCGAATTCCGGACTTACGTCGGCCAACCTGGACAAGACCGGACCGTGACGGGTATGGTGTTCGACCAAATGCGCGGCAATTTGCGTAACCCGTTTCTGGAATATGATCATACTGCTGAGGAGAATTATATCTATTCAGGCGGCCAGGGCCAGGCAGCCGGGCGCAACGTTCAGCAGGTGTACAGTACAATCAGATACGACATGAGTCAGTGGAACAGGTGTGAGGGATTCGCTAATGCTCAATCGCAGACGACTAACAATGGCGTGCGTGAGATTGGCCGCGCCAGGTTAGAGAGCGGCAGGCCAAGGCGACGGTTTGGCGCGGAAGCTATCGACACTCGTGGTACGCGATTTGGTCGTGATTGGAACCATGGCGACCTGGTGCGAGCCAGATATGAAGATGAAGAGTTTGATAGCATTGTGCGAGTAACCAACATCGGACTAGAACCTGGCAGGGAAACCATCGCAGCTAGACTGGAGTATGAGGATTGAACGGGAGCGACGAAGCGTTTGCCGGTTTGTTAGCAAAAATCAAAGAGCTTGAGGAAAAGGTCAATCTTATCTGGACGCAAGAATGGGTGACCATGGCGACCGGAATCGGCCAGGTTGTGCCTGACGATTGGTGGTTGGGTCTCGGTGCGGCTGCCGGGCGTATCGAGTGGGATAATCAGGCCACGGATGAGGTTAATTTTCTGGATTGTTACGTTGGCATAGGAACACAGACGCCAGGCGGTATGTTGCATCTATATCACGCAACAAGCGACATTTCGATGATTATAGAGACGGATAGGGTCAACGGATTAGCAGAGATTAGATTGCTGAACGATGCACAAAGTTGGTATGTTCGCCTCACTGGCGCTGACGACTTTGTCGTGCGAGATGTGACGGCAGGGACCAACCCGTTCATAGTTGAGGAAGGCTGCGCCAGTGGTTCCCTCCGTGTCGAGCCAGATGGCGTGGCTGTCAACGCAGCGGCGGCCACAGCGCAGTTGCACGTCGACCAGTCCGGGGCCGCCGCCGCGAAACCGGTGTTGCATCTCGATCAGGCAGATGTTGACCAAGTGTTAATGAAGATTGTCGGTACAGCATCGGCAGCTAGCGCAAACCGAACGTTGGTAGACGATGGTGACTTTGGCACACCGGGCGCATTAGTGGGTTGGATTCAGATAGAAATAGACGATGAGGGCAATAGAATCCCAGATGGTGATTATTATATTCCTTTTTATGCTACACCAACCTAGCCATGAGAACTATAACTATTATCATCAACGACGAAACTAAGAAGATAGACGTGGTTGTCGGCGGCCAGATGAGCAGCCGGGGAGCAGCCGAGATGTGCCGTTTGGCTAGCTGGGTATTTGAGGAAAAGGTTAAAACAGAGAAGATTAAAGACAATGGTAGACCCGTGCCAGGATAGAATGGCTATACCTGGTTATGTGGAGCTAAAACGAAGCACGATAAAGCCAGCGACTAGGTTATGCGAGGTTTGCCAGGGAAAAGGACGCAAGTATAGTCAGAATCGACCTGATAATCTATGTTGGCATTGTTGGGGAACCGGGTATGAGATACCGTGGCCTGGGTTGAAATGGCTTGAGGAGTTGCTTTGGTCGGGGTAAAGTTAGTTGGTATAACATCTATTTTATACCACGTAAAGGTTTGCATAATCTCTACCCTACCCGCACGGCTCAGGCACAGGTCGCCTGGTTGACTTGGTGTAGCTGTTCAGCTTGCGTCCACACTCGCCACACTTGTCTGTAACAGTCACCACACCTTGCGAGTCTGGTTTACTCTCATGCCTCTTTGTGTCAACCATTCCACAACGATTGCAGTACAGCATGACTCACCTCTCCCTTTTCTTGCGTCTATAGCTAGTTATAGAATAATCGCACACTGAACAGCGCACGATGACCAGCACCGTGTTTTGCCTGGGCAATGCTTCTTTGTCGTAGACTTGCACGTCTTTCTTACATCTAGGACAATACAGCATTACTCTTTTCTTTCTCAGATTCGCTTGCCAATACTTGACCGCATATTGGACAACTTAGCAAAGTAATCATCAAATTTCGCT